CAGTTTTTGAGCCGAAAGGTTCATGAAGGCGCGGACACCGGTTTCGAGCCGACGTTCATGCCGTCCGATCTTTTCGACTTCCAGAAGGCAATGGTCACCTATGCAGTCGAGAAAGGCCGCGCAGCGCTTTTCGAGGATTGTGGCCTTGGCAAGACTGTCCAATTCCTGACTTGGTCGCAGAATGTGGTGGAGCACACCAATCGGCCGGTGTTGGTGATCGCTCCGTTTGCAGTCGCTACGCAGATCGTGAGAGAGGCAGCGAAGTTCGGCATCGCGGCCGAGCGGTCTTCCGACGGCACATTCACAGGGAAGATCGTTGTCACCAACTATGAACGGTTGCCGGCCTTCAACCCTGCGGACTTCGCCGGCGTGGTGTGTGACGAAAGCTCCATCCTGAAATCATTCGATGGCGCGCGTCGGGCAGAGATTACCGACTTCATGCGCAAGGTGCCGTATCGCCTTCTGGCGACCGCGACGGCCGCCCCGAACGACTATATCGAACTCGGCACGTCCTCCGAGGCCCTTGGATACATGGGCCACATGGACATGCTGAACCGGTTCTTCCGCAATGACCAGAACAACAGCGCGACCCGACGCATGTACGGCGAGGCGCCCAAGTGGCGGTTTAAGGGGCATGCCGAGACGCCGTTCTGGCGGTGGGTGTGTTCGTGGGCACGGGCGATGCGGAAGCCGTCCGATCTCGGGTTTGCTGACGGTGGTTTTGTCCTCCCGGCTTTGGTCGAAAACCAGCATCTGGTCGAGGTCGATAGCCTTCCGAACGGCATGCTGTTCAATCTGCCGGCTGCAACGCTCCCCGAACAGCGCGAAGAGAAGAAGCGGACGATCAAGGTTCGCTGCGAACGTGCGGCCGAGCTGGCCTCGCATGATCGCCCGGCCATCGTCTGGTGCCAATTCAACGAGGAAGCCGACCTTCTCGAGCAAATGATCCCCGGCGCAAAGCAAGTATCCGGGTCACAGGCCGACGATCTGAAGGAAGGTCGGTTGATGGGGTTCGTTGACGGCGACTTTCGCGTCCTTGTCACGAAGGCGCGCATCGCGGCGCTTGGCTTGAATTTCCAGCACTGCGCGCATGTGGTCGATTTCCCGTCGCACTCCTACGAGCAGTATTACCAAGGCGTCCGCCGGTGCTGGCGCTTCGGCCAGTCGAAATCCGTCGTGGTCGATACCGTCCTGACGGAAGGCGAGCGCAAGATCATCGAGAACCGCCAGCGCAAGGCCGAAGCCGCGCGGGCGATGTTCGACAACCTGATTTCCGAAATGAACAACGCCATCGCCGTGGACACGTCGCGGGCGTTCGACAAGGCTATGGAGGTTCCGGCATGGGCGGCGTGATCGATCAGGTCATCGCGGACAATTACGCGATTTACAACGGCGATTGCGTCGACGTGATGCAGGGCCTTCCGGCGGAAACTGTGCACCTGTCGGTGTACTCGCCCCCCTTCGGCGGCCTTTACCACTACTCCAGCGACGAGCGCGATCTGTCGAACTGCCGGGACTATGACCAGTTCTTCGAGCATTACGAATATGTCGTTCGTGAGATCGCCAGGATCACGATGAGAGGCCGGTGTTCGGCCGTGCACTGCATGGACGTTCCGACGGGAAACACGGGGTCGGATGCCTATATCGACTTCCCCGGCGACATAATCCGCCTTCACCAGCGCATGGGCTTCGATTTCATCTGCCGGCACGCGATCTGGAAAGAGCCGCTCTGGGTTCGCAACCGGACCATGCAGAAAAACCTCGCGCACAAGACGGCCGTGGACGATAGCACCAAGTGCGGAGTGGCGTCGGCCGACTATCTCCTGATTTTCCGAAAGCGCGGCGAAAACCCGATCCCTGTGTCTCATCCGACTGGCTTCCTCGAATATGCGGGCGACGACAGCAAGATGCCGGTGGACGTTCGTCGGCTTCGCGGCTTCGAAGGTGACCAGAAACGGAACAAGTTCTCGCACTGGATCTGGCGTCGCTATGCGTCCTCGATCTGGGACGACATCCGCATGGGGCACGTCTTGCCCTACGTCGAGGCGAAGGAAGAGGATGACGAAAAACACGTCCATCCGCTCCAACTCGACGTGATCGACCGTGTTGTGCAGATGCGCTGCAACCCCGGCGAGACGGTCTTCACCCCCTTCATGGGTGTTGGATCGGAAGTCTATTCCGCCGTTACTAAGGGTCGCCGCGGTATCGGCGCTGAGCTTAAGGCCAGCTATTTCAAGCAAGCAATGCGGAACTTGGCCGGTGCGAAATTCGGTGACCGCATCGCGCCGCCTGTGCAGGAGGACATTTTCAGCGCCGCGCAGGATAGCGAGGCCGCGTGATGCTCATCCTCGGCCTCGACGGAGCGCAGAATACCGGCTGGGCGCTGTACGATACAGCAGCCAATCTGGCGGCCATCCGCGCCGGCGTCATCAAGACAGCCGGCGACGACTACGAACACAAGGCCGCTTCCCTCGGGCTTGGGCTGGTACGTCTGATCAAAGCAGACCGCCCCGACTTCATCGTGATCGAAATGCCGATCCGGTCCCAGCCGGCCGCGCGCCAGAAGCGCACGGTCAAGTTCATGGGCGAGGATCGCGTCGAGGAAGTGGCTAGCGGCGGGCTGAATGCCGTCATTTCTTCGAACCAAATGGTCGGTGCGTTGTCGGCAATCATCGGCGCCTTCCAGATTCCGTTTGAGACAATCGCGCCGGTGACATGGCGCAAGCAGTTTCTCGGCTTTGGAACGCGACCCGGCTGGCAGCGGAAGGATTGGAAGAAAGCCGTTCGCGATCGGTGCGCCCAGCTCAAGATCACGGTGACCAATGATGACATGGCCGACGCGGCAGGGATCGCATTCGCGGGCGCATCGCTCCAGACGTTCAAGATGATGCAGGCGCGGAGGGCGGCGTGATGGCCCGGGCCTATTACAACGAGATAGACCCTGCGGCTGCCCACATCCTTCGCGCCCTGATCGACGCTTACGTGATCGCGCCCGGCGATGTCGACACCCGCTCAATCAAGGATGTCCAGCCAGATGACCTTTCAGGCTACACGCAATGCCATTTCTTCGCGGGAGGCGGTCTCTGGTCCGTCGCAGCTCGACTTGCTGGATGGCCTGACGACCGCCCGCTATGGACCGGATCGTGCCCCTGCCAACCGTTCTCGGCCGCCGGCAAAGGGCTCGGAACCGATGATCCAAGGCATCTGTGGCCGGACTTTCATCGCCTCATCCGTGCCAGACGGCCCGCTGTCGTCATGGGAGAGCAGGTTGCGGGAAAGGCTGGCCGCGGTTGGTTCGACGGAGTCGGCGCTGATCTGGAAGGAGACGGTTTCGCCGCAAGGACGGTCGATTTCCCGGCTTGCAGTGTCGACGCGCCACACCAACGGAACCGCATGTACTGGATCGCTGTATCCGACGCCGACAACATCGAGGGGCGGGGACAACTCGAACAGCGCTGCGGTGAAGGACCGCGGACACGGGAACAACCTTCAGGGCGTGATGACGCATGTCCAGCGTGCGGTGGAAGCGGGCGGATGGGACCTTTCTTCCCAGGAGGGCTGTCCACCATCTGCGCCAACTGCACCCCCGTGCGCAGCGCACTGGATCACAGCGTCGGCAAGAGACTGGAAGGACACGCCGGGTATGGCGACGGAAGCTGGCGAAAGGAACCGGGTGGATCAGTTGCCGCGGCAGATGGCGCAGTCACCCCAAGCGTTTCATCCGACCCCGCTCTCACTATCATTCAAGGACAGTCATCAACCCGGCACGAACCGGACAATCGAGCAGATGCGAGCATACATGCCGACGCCGACCGTAGCGGACGTGCAGGGCGGTCGGAAAGCGAGATCGGGCGCTCGTTCGAACGAACCCCTGCTCAACGGCCTGTGCTTCGAAATGGAAGCTACTGGTCCGATGCCGACTGGATCAACTGCCACGACGGCAAAGCGCGGCGCGCCCAATCCGGTATTCGCTTTTTGGTTGATGGGCTTCCCGGACGAGTGGATCTCTGGCGCGTTGGAGGCAATGCGATCGTACCGGAAGCCGCGGCGGAAGTAATCGCCGCATTCATGGACGTTTACGGCGTTCCGAGGAGGGCAGCGGCATGAACGCCTATTCCCGCGACATACGACCCGCGCTCCCCGATGCCGTCGAGGCCGAACAAGCCTTGCTGGGCAGCATCCTCACCAGCAACGAATCGTACTGGCGGGTAGCTGGGTTTCTGAAACCCTCCCATTTCATCGAAGGTGTGCACGGCAAGCTCTACGAGATCATGAGCATGATGATTGCCGAGGGCAGGGCGGTGAACCCCATCACGGTCAAGCCTTACCTGCCCGAGCAGATGGTAGGTGAACTCACGCTGTTTCAGTACGTGGTGCGGCTTGCTGCGGAGGCCGTGACTGTTTCCGGCGCCTATGACTACGGCCGGGCAATCATCGAGATGTGGGCCAGATACCAGCTGATAGGTGTGGCTCAGGACCTCGACGCTCTGGCCCGCACCATGCCGGTGGACATGACGCCGGAGAAAATAATCACCGCGACCGCGGATCGGCTCACCCACATCGCTCAGGAGGGC